CTCCGGCAGAAGCAGAAAAAGCTTATTATGCTTCCATCGGAAACGATGATCTGGCAGCCTGAGTTCACAGATAAAATACTCTCCAGGAAACCCGGGGCGGTTCAAGCTGCCATTAACACAGGAAAGGTTATTTATGGTACTGATAATGCGTATGTAATAACGGATACGTTAACACCTGTTTCTGGTGGTGGGATAATTGGTCTTGGTGTGGGCAAATGGGTCTCTGGATATACTGCAACATTTGCTCCTGATATTACCACAGGGACCACATTCCTGATGTACGGTGTAGGAAATAAAAAATATACTGTAGATTGTGTTTCTAATATGGATGTTAGTGGTGGTGTGGTTTCTAATCCATCTTCCGAAGACCCGTATACAACAACGGCACCTGCGTCATCATATGATTTATTGGATTTTACTAACGGTGATGCTAATGGGGCTACAAGAGCCACGCTTAAACCATTCTCTGCCGCAATATTGATGCCAGAGACAGGATGTGTTCGCCTTGAGAACTTTCGTATTGTTCCATATTTCAATGGGCTGGATGGTTATAAAGACATTGCAAATACCGGTCTTGGCGATGAGTGGGATGTAGGTATTTGGTCACGTGCGTCTTTTGGCAATGAATACCGCAATTTGCAGGTGGTTGGATACTGGCGCAAGACGGCACTTTTAAAAACGAACATTCCTGTATCTGGCACGCTGGCCGCTCAGGGCGAGGATGAAAACTATTATCACTGTAGATTCCAGGGATTCAAGGGTGTTTCGATCCGCGCCCATGATGTATTCCGAATTACAGCGGTAACGTCCAGCACTATCGAAATCCCATGGTCATCAAGCCACACCTTCGAAACGTCCGGGGTTTTAAGATCGGGAGGCAGGAATTTCACTTATTCAGGATTATCCGTATCCGGTGATAAGTTAGTATTTACTGGAGTGTCTAACGCTTCTGAGGCAACAGTAGGTTCTACTATACGGCGAAATGACATAGATAACTTTGGTATGGCGGGAACGCAATTTTTCGATTGCTACATTACCAGCCTGTATCACCACACACATCTGCTTGCCACATCGCAATACCTGTCTCAGCCATTCAGCCGGCCATCAGAGTGTATGGAGGTTTCAGGGGAACCAGTTCGCGGTGTACAGGTACATGCAGGAACCATTCAGGGATGGGATGATGTTCTTATTCATCTACATGACTGTGGAAATATGAACTTTTACAGTACATATTTCGAAAGCCAGCCAGCATATGTAACTATAAATGGTGGTAATGCTATTGGTTATGGAGCACGTATGATAGCTTCCAGGCAATCAACAAGCTCATTACCATATGCAGCAGGGAATACTCGAGTGCTTAGAATGGTCGGGTGCTCTGAAGGCAATGGCGTTGACTGGGGTCCTGTATTTAACAACTATACAGGAGGAAGATATAATTCTGGAGACGGTGTATTTAACCCCCGCGATGCATTTGTAGACCATAAATCTCTTCCTGAGCAGTCAGGAGGTGAGTCAAGACTCGTATCACAAAAAGGAAATGCCAGAGTAGTATGTGGTGTTGGTAAAACTGTACTGCTTGGACCAACTTCAGGAGATTGTAATTTACAGAGTAATACTGGAAGTTTAAATATTAGAAGTGGGATAAGAGTAAGAATCGGTCACGCTGATGGAACAGACTGGTGGTTGGCAGATGCTAATAAAATAGCTCCTGTTGATGATAATGTTAAAGCTATTGGACAGCCATCAAACAGATGCTCTGTTATCTATGCAGGAACCGGGTCAATCAATACGTCAGATGAAACTCTTAAAACAAGATATGATATTCTTAATGCAGAGCGTGATGCCGCTATTGAAATAAAGTCAGTCATCTATAAATTTAAATTTAATGACTCAATTAATCACAAAGGAATTGAGTCGTCCAGGTATCATTTTGGCGTTGGCGCTCAAACCGTAGGGGATATTCTTAGAAAGCATGGTTTAAACCCTGAGCAATATGCTTTTTGGTGTTACGATGAATGGCCTGACGTATGGGATGAAGAGGTGATAACTGAAGAGAGCACAGATCCTGATACAGGTGAGAAAATTTATTCTCAATATAAAACAGGAGATATGATTCTTGTAAAAAAAGCAGGAGGACGCTACGGAATTCGTTATGACGAATTAGCCATGTTTATATTAATGTCAATGTAATAATAAATGCAATAACCCCGAATAAAACAGCGGGGTTATTGTTATTATAATAATGATCTTAACTTCTTAAATGATATTTATATGCACTTGGATTATTAAATCTATATTATGCCTGTTATTTATGTGTTCTGTTATATGTTTTGCAGGCACTGTTGGCAGCATTAAAGGAAATTGTATTTATGGCGAAATAGCTGGTATCGTGTTTTTATTGTGCGTAAAAATAACAGACTGCATATATTATTGTATAAAGTTTTGGAAATGAAAACACTCAAACTTACCGCTGTGGATATGTTTTGACCATCGCGAATTGGATTGGTAATATTGGGTAACAAAAAACCATAAATGGTTTATCATGCGTAATGCTTTACTGTTCAGGAGGTAGTTATGCATATAAACGGTGGAAAACATGTCAGCTCAACTAACCAGTGAAACTTTAAATCAGTGGCTTAGCATGAGTTCTTTGGCGGCAGTGATAGCAGGAGTTCCTCCTGAGGTTGCTTTGGGGTCTTTGGCTGGGGCGGTGATTTTTGTTACCTCTGCGGTAGAGTATCCCATTCGTCGTCGCGTGCTCTTGTCGATGCTTAGCTTTCTCTGCGGACTTCTATTCTACAAACCAGCAGCATCAATTCTTATCGGCATAGCCAGCCTGATCCCTACAATCACACAGGATTCTTTCGAGAAAGGGATTGTTTTCTCTGCCGGTGCATTTGTGTCAGCAATCGTCGCTGTGCGAATTGGGATCTGGCTCTATCACCGTTCCGATAATCCACGCGAGTTAATTCCGGGGAGAAAAGACGATGGTAACTCATGAGCTTTTTTTGCTTATCACCAATGCGGTTATTTGCGCCGGTATAGCAGTTCGAGTTGCCACATTTCGGAGAAACGGTTCTCAACACAGGCGATGGGGTGGGTGGCTTGCTTATTTCCTGATTGTTGCTGCGGCCAGCATTCCAGTTCGTGTCGCTTATGCAATCTGGTTACGCACGCCAATGGCTGTGGATTTATCTGAGGTCATTATCAACGCTGTCATGCTTGCCGCGGTTATTAAAACACGCGGTAACGTTGTTCAGATTTTCAAAATATCGAGGTCTAAACATGGAGATTAAACAATTCCAGCGAGCTGCTGGTATTAGCGAGGCGCTGGCCGCACGCTGGTTCTCGCATATAACTTCTGCGATGAAAGAGTTTGGTATCAGCAAACCAGAAGATCTGGCAATGTTTATTGCTCAGGTCGGGCATGAGTCTGTGGGCTTCACCCGGTTGCAGGAGAATTTCAACTACAGCGTCAGCGGACTGGCTAACTTCGTTCGGGCTGGGCGTCTCACTCAGGGGCAGGCTAATGCACTGGGGCGACGTGCTGGTGAGCCACCATTGCCACTCGAGCGCCAGCGAGCGATCGCCAATCTGGTGTACAGCAAACGCATGGGGAACAATGCCCCTGGTGACGGCTGGAACTACCGTGGGCGCGGACTTATCCAGATTACCGGTTTGAATAACTATCGTGACTGTGGAAACGGTCTTAAGGTTGACCTGCTGGAGAGTCCTGAACTGCTGGCGCAGGACGAATACGCGGCTCGTAGCGCGGCGTGGTTCTTCTCCAGCAAAGGCTGCATGAAGTATACCGGAGATATTGCACGTGTAACTCTGCTTATCAATGGTGGCCGGAACGGCATTGATGACCGGCGCGCGCGATACATAACTGCCAGTAAGGTGCTGGCGGTATGATCTGGGCATTCGCAAAAGCATACTGGAAACAGTTGGTTATCATGGCGATGCTTGCTGTTCTGGTCATATCAGGAGTTGTAGCCTGGAATGCACACGGCAGTCGTCAGTACGATGCCGGGTATGCGCAGGCGAAGGAAGACCGCAAAGCTGAAGATGAGATAGTTCGTCAGCACTACGAACAGGAGAAATCGATCAATGAACGTGAAGCGCAGCAGAGGATCGACCAGGCGCGCAATGATGCTCTTGATGCTGCCGCTCGCGCTGGCCGGTTGCAGCAACAACTCTTTGCCATCCGTGAGCAGCTCAGGCAGTATAACGCCATTGTCGGCGCTGGGACGTCAGCCGCAGACACCGGAGTTTTGCTTGCCGACGTGCTCAGCAAATCTCTCGAGAGAAACAGACAACTGGCAGAGTATGCTGACCGGGCAGCCGAAGCCGGAAGAGTCTGCGAAAAACAATACGACACCCTGACCAGATAGCATGGCATTTTTCATGGTACTGATTTCCGGTGACGGTATATAAAACGGTACTAGAAAAATGAAGTTTTGGAAAAATGTTATCACTCAATTAGTTATGATTGTCGTAAATAATTGAGTGGGAATGATTTGACCCTGCACTATGAATGAACAAAACCCTCTGTTACTACAGAGGGTTTTTTATCTTCAAGAATTATAGGATTGAAGTTACTAACATCGATTAATTAAACCAGCTGTCCGATTTGTTCTCTTCTGCTTTGCCCACGCTTTTCATCAGATCGCGACCGCCTTCAGTCATATTTCTGTTGGCGTCAGCTTCAGATTGCACCACATCGGTTTGCGCAGCTTTGTGCTTCAGTTCCTGATCGATAAATTCGTTTTCTCGCTTAACGCGGGCTTCTTCTTTCGCCAGCGCCAGTTTTTGTTTCTGAATCTCTAAGCTGCGTAGCTCATCTTCATAACTTTGATCGCGTTTTTTGTCCGCAGAGGCTTCGGCGTCCAGTTTATCCTGACGAGCTTTCTTATTTGCCGCTGCCGTTGCCGCTCTTTTGTTAGCGGCGGCCTGGGCATTTGCGCGACGTTGCTTCTCTTGCTGGATTTCCCTGTTGCGCTCCGCGACCCATTCGTCATGCTGCCTTTGCTCTTCATTTTTACCTTGCTGTTCCGCTTCTGCGACAGCAGAGAGTTGATCCTGCAATGATGAGGCGATAGCCGGATAGCTTAAGGAGGCTAAGATGGCGCAAAGAAAAACTTTCTTCATGACTCCTCCTGATTATTAGCTCTTTTCAGGACATTTGGTATTTGGCTGAATACGCGTTTCGTTATACGTCGTGGTAATAACAACGGCTAAACCTGTCGTAAACTGGCACTCTTTACCCACCTGGGTAGAGGTATACACTTTGGTGCCTTCCTTATAGGTTAAAGAAACACCTTCCACTAAGGTTTTATCATTCACCATAGAACCCGCTGCCGCGCCTACAGCTCCGCCGCCAACTGCACCTGCCGTCGTTCCGGAATTGCTGCCAGACCCGACGTTGTGGCCGATAACACCGCCAGCGACTGCGCCAATAAGCGCGCCGAAGGCTTGTGCGTTCCGTTT